CCAGCAGTGCCCGCCTAAGCGGGAGGCTGCTCCTGGCTCGAAAGCGGCTGCTGTTCCAGCGCGATCCGCAGGATGTCCGGCAGCTGTTTCCTCCGCAAGGAAGCCCGACGCAAAATCCCTCGACACGCCTTCGCGCTCAAATAGAATCTCGCCGGCACACTCGCTTCCAAAATCTGCGACAAGGTAGATGCGGCGGCGACGTTGGGCGACGCCGAAATATTGCGCGTCGACAGTGCGGTACGCCACGCTCCATCCGTTTCCCAGCAGAACGTCGGAAGTTGGCCATCCCTTTTTATCAGGCGCAGGCACCTCGGCTTCCGGCTCGATGCTTTGGACGATGGCTGTGAGGACAGCGCGGAAGTCCTCGCCTTTGTTCGAGGAGAACGCGCCGGGTACATTTTCCCAGACGATGAACCGTGGGTATTTTCCATGTGTGGCGTTCCTCATTTCGCGGATGATGCGGATGGCTTCGTAGAAAAGGACGGATTGCTTGCCTTCCAGTCCCGCACGCTTTCCCGCGACCGACATGTCGGTGCATGGCGAGCCAAAGGTGATGATGTCCACAGGGTCGATCTCCGCACCGTTGATACTGTGGATGTCCCCCAGATGCCGCATCCAAGGCAGGCGCTTGGTGGTGACCCGGATCGCAAAAGGCGCGACTTCGCTCGCCCAGAGGGGTAGAATGCCGCTAAAAACGGCTCCGAGCGGAAACCCGCCGGAGCCGTCAAACAGGGATCCAAGAGTAAGAAGGTTATCCAACGGCGGCCACCTCCACAGCGGAAAAGGGAATCATCTGCCCGTCGCGGGTAAGATACACATCCTTGTCAGTGCCCACCTGCTGAATGAACCTCCGAACGATAACATCACAGTATTTCTCATCCAGTTCGGCCATGCGGCACACACGCCCGGTCTGTTCACAGGCGATGAGCGTCGAGCCGCTGCCGCCAAAGGGATCCAGCACGATACAGCCCGTCATGGACGAGTTGACGATAGGGTAAGCCAGAAGCGGTATCGGCTTCATCGTAGGATGTTCGCCATTTTTGCGGGGCTTATCAAACTCCCAGATGGTGGATTGCTTCCGGTCGGAGAACCAGGCGTGCTTGCCGGATTTCTTCCAGCCGAACAGCACCGGCTCATGCTGCCACTGATAGGGCGAGCGTCCGAGCACGAGGCTTTGCTTTTTCCAAATACATGTGCCCGACAGGTAAAACCCCGCCTCGGTAAACGCCCTGCGGAAATTCAGCCCCTCGGTGTCCGCGTGGAATACGTAAATGCTAGCGTCCTGCGCCATGACCTTCTCCATCTGGGTAAAGGCATCCAGCAGGAACTGATAGAAAGCATCTCCAGCCATGTGGTCGTTCTTGATCTTTCCGGCATTTCCTTCGTAGTTAACATTGTACGGCGGGTCCGTGACGACTAGATTGGCAGCCTTTCCCTCCATGAGCAGCGTGTACGTTTCAGGCTTGGTGCTGTCGCCGCAGACCAGACGATGGTTGCCCAGCAGCCACAGATCGCCGGGCTTGGTGAGCGTGGGCTTATGCAACTCTGCATCCACATCGAAATCGTCGTCTTTGGCATTTTCCATGCCGCCCATGAGTTTGTTCATCTCCGCGTCGCTGAAGCCCAGCAGGGAGAGATCAAAAGCGTTGGCTTGCAGGTCGGACAGCTCCACGCCGAGCATTTCATCGTCCCAACCGGCATTGAGCGCCAGACGATTGTCGGCTAGGATGTAGGCGCGTTTTTGCGCATCGGTCAGGTGCTCGGCAAAAACGCAGGGGACGGATTCGATCCCTTCCTCCTTGGCTGCCATGACGCGACCATGACCCGCGATGATGTTGTAGTCCTTGTCAATGATGCACGGGTTTACGAAACCAAATTCCCGAAGGCTGGCGCGCAGCTGCTTGATCTGCTCCTTGCTGTGGGTGCGGGCGTTGCGGGCATACGGGATCAACTTGTCGATGCTGACCTTTTCAAAACGCTCGGTTGTGTTCATCACTTTCCCTTTCTGCCTGTAAGCAAGGCTTCCATGATGTCGTCCTGCGGGTTGCCCGCAAAGGCTGTGGTGCAGTTTTGCTTGACCACATCGAAAATTTCGTACCACAGCAGGTTTGCCTGCTTCTGAAACGACTGGCTCATCTGGACAAAGGGGCTGGCGATCGCGCCGCCAGTGGTGGGGTGCCTGCCCAGCAGACCGTAAGCGCTGATCGCTTCCTCGCACTGGATGTAGCGCGCGAACGCCTGCGCGTAGGCTTCCACCAGCCGGGGGCTGATGAACTGATCGCAGGCGCGCTCTTTGAGCCAGTGCCAGGTCTCGATGAACAAGGCATCCGCGCCGAGCGGTTTACCGTCCTTCTGGTTGGCGCGGAGGTACTCGCTGGGCTCCGGCATATCCGTTCCGGTCAGTACTGCGGGTGAAGGGAGCAGCGTGCCTGCCAGCGCCGTTGCAGGCTTGAGGTCAGGCGCTTCCAGCACCTTAGCCGCCTTGCCCGCCGTGATCTTATCCGCCAACGGTGTAGGTTTGTCTCCGGCGCGCACGCGTCGGCCGCCCCGGTTGGTGCCATCCTTGGCCATGCGCTGTACCCCCTTTCCCGCTTGGGTTTATCCCCCGTTTGAATCGCAGCTTTTCCGTGCGTGACCCCCAGGCCGTTCAGCGAACAAATAGTCGTAGAGGTGAAATACCCCCCCTTAACGGCCCCAGCGACCGCCCTCTCTGGCGGTGATTTCGGAGTGGCAGGATGTGCAGAGCGATATGAGGTTCGTTTCATCGTGCGTTCCGCCCTGGGACAGCGGGATGATGTGGTGAACCTCCTTCGCAGGGGTGATCTTGCCACGCTCCTTGCACCGCTGGCACAGCGGGTGAGCAGCAATGAAGCGGCCACGCACACGCTGCCACGCCCGACCGTATCGTTTCTTCACAGCTGGGTCGCGCTGGTAGCGTTCGTAACGTTGTGCTTCCTGCTTGGCGTGTTCATCGCAGAAGCGACCGTTGGTCAGCCTTGGGCAACCAGGGTGCGAGCAGGGGCACTTGGGTCGGCTGGGCACTGGGGGTCACCTCCAGATTGGCACGGAAAAGTGGAGTGGGATTTCTCCCGCTCCACTTTTGCTGATTGTACTCTATCACGCCAAAGGGGGTGTTTTATAGTGGCTTTTAGTGGCTTGTTTCTGATGAAGCAGCTTTTCCGCTTCGCCGAGAGCCTTACCGTGTAGACGGTGGAGCCAGCGTAACTCATAACCCATTTCGGCGGCAATCTGCTCCCATGTCTTGAAACACAGGTACCGCAGTTCCAGAAGCATCTGGTACGCGGGATGATCGACAGCCTTAATGATCGCAATGATGTCGGCCTTCAAGTCTACCAAATGGTCGATATCCTCATTGACGCCATTTTCGAGATCGACGATTTTGCAGATGATGTCCTCGATGCGTTGCACATTCCGACTGCCGCTGGGGGGTACATCGCTCAAGGTGGACGTCGCTTTTGTTGCCAACGCACGCAAAGCGGCCACCTGTTCGAGTTTCCCATTGATGCGATGATCCAGATTAAACGCCTGGCTCAGGTACTCTTTTGCAGTCATCATGATACCTCCGCAATTCCCATGTCCGCGCGTAAGTCCCTTAGTAGCTTGTTTCCATCCAAATCACAGAGTGCGCTAAACCAATCGGAACGGAAAAACCGTTCGATTCGAGTTATCTCACGCCGGAGTTCGATGTCATAGGGGCGCTTCACCCGTCGCCATGACAGACGGCGATAATCTTCGACAGCCTGCAGGATGATACTGTCCGCCAAAGCTCGCCAGCCGCTACTTGATATGCCGGAACGTTTTCTCAATGTCTGTGTCATTTGTACACCTCCAAATTCGCTCTGACCGCGTCGATCAGCGCGGATTGTGTTTTATCCTTCCTGCCAAGGGCAGCCATGATCTGTTCGTCGATGGTATCTCTGGCGATGATATGGTGGATCACCACCGTATCCGCCGTCTGGCCTTGCCGCCAAAGGCGCGCATTGGTTTGCTGGTATAGCTCCAAACTCCATGTCAGCCCAAACCAGACGAGGGTGGAGCCGCCTGCCTGGAGGTTCAGCCCGTGCCCGGCGGATGCCGGGTGAATGACAGCCACCGCAATCTTTCCGGCGTTCCAATCGGTGATATCCTTGGATGTTTTGATCTCCCGAACAGTAAACCGATTCCGGATCCGTTCGCCTTCGCCGTCGGACAGGATATCGGCAAGATCGACAGCGATTTCCGATCCACAGCGTGGGCAGCGGGTGAAGACATTCTCGTCGGTGATCTCCGTGGTAAGGGCTGTTTCTTCGTTCAGCTGAGTCTTGACGTAAAACATGAGTACACCTCCAAACCAAATTCAGAGCAAAGCTCCTACCTTGTTTGGAAAGATAGGATCTGCTCTGAACGAAAACTTGAAAAAAATTCTATTGCCAAGACACTGTGTGACCCCTTGCCATCAAATAAATCATGGCGAAGTAGTTGTCAAAAGGTTTTCGAAAATAAAGTGATCAGTCCATTTTCAGGCATAGAAATACCCTCGGCAGGTGGTTGGCCTGTCGAGGGTTCGTTGTTATGGGGGAGCGGATTAATGCAGGTAGATTTCACGCAAGACAGTCTTGATCTGTTCAGCGGTCACGCCGCTGATTTTCAGCGATTTCAGTTCTGCCGCTGTCACATCATACGCATCGATGAACACTTCCATGTCCGCTCTGACTTCGTCTGGCAGATCGACCGGCTCCAGCACCAGTTCAGAGGCGATGCGGATGATGTCGTTCCGGTGCTTCTTGATGTCGGAGGGATCCACATCGGTTTTGTCACGCAGATCGAGCCAGGCCTTCGCCTTGAAGGGGATCACCCATTCCGGACGGAGTACGGACAAGCCGCTAACGACATTCCTACCGGACAGGAGCGCCTGATAGTAAGCCTCGTTCAGCAGGATGGCTGAAAGGCTCGACACCGCATCGTCAATGTGAACAGGTGTCAGCACCGGATCACCCTCCAGCACCCAGGTGCTGCGGGAGAACAGCTCGATCTTCTTCGGATAACGGGGATCGGCGGGCTTATCAAAACGATAGAATTGCGGATCGCCGGTGCTTCTGGCACGATTCTGATATTGCCCATCCCGGATGAATTGCCAGAAGCGTTCGCCAAAGGCACGGGTCTGTGCCTCAACGATCAGCACCATATCCAGGTCCTTCGTTGCACGGAAGACTGCATCCTGTTCAGCAAAGGAGACACTGCAGGCAGCGCCGCCGATGAGGACATATTGATCGGTATAGTCCTTGAAGTATTCCTGAAAGATATCAATACCCTTTACCATACATATTCCTCCAGCATTTCGTTAACAGACAGCTCCACACGGGGATCTGCCTTTTCTTCATCAGTTAACATCAGCGTGAGAGAGAGCGGGTCGACGGCATTGTGATTCTCAAACGGCAGCAGATAGCCAACCTCATGTACGGAACACATGGGCTGCTCATTAGCAGGAACCTGTTTCCATGCTTTCGCATCCAGTGCCTGTAGGTTCACCTTCTCGACAGCGTAGGTCGGGGCGGGATCGTCCTCCAGCATGGAGTAGGCAGCCAATGCGGAGATGCCGCTCAGAGGCAGTTCTGCTGTGATCGGTTCAGCCAGACGGAAGGTTCGGATGATGGGGCTCCGCAACACCGGCTGAAGCAGCTGCCACATGGCGCGCTTGTCGGGATCGGCATACAGCTTGCGGGCACGACTTCTAACCTGCAGGATCGGAAGCTCCAACACCTCGATCTCATCGAAGCATCGGGTGATGCTCATCTTGGATACCCGCAGCAACTCCGCAGCCTGGCTGACGGTCGTGCCTGTCCATGTTTCATACAATGCCTTGAGCAAAAGCTTCTGGGTCAGATAAGAGATCTGCGTGCAGGGGGGCAGACGGCGATCATCCTGCGGGTTGAGCATCAGTCCGAGGAAAGGCAGATAAAGCTGGCGCTTTTCCCATATGAAAGGAATGCCTTCCTGCAGCAGCACATCCTTGGCATAATAGTTCAGCTGCTTCAGATACAATGCACAGCGCACACCCGTACAGCGCTCGATCTGCTTGTGGCAGCGGCGCAGCTCCGGCAATGCCATCGTCTCTGTCGGTTCGATCAGCAGACAAGTCTGACCATCGATCGTCATTTGATGGAGGCGGACGCTGTTTCGATATATCAGCGGCAGTTTAGCCATATCGGTATATGCAGTCAGTTCAACCGGTCTGTGCAGGATCTGCTCCAGATACGTTTTCATTCCTGTCACCTCGCTTCCATGAATCGATTTTAATTGTAACATATTACATGTTACAAGTCAAACCATTTCACGACTCACACGGTCTTATTCGATAATCATCCGCAAAACTCCACTTTTTGCAGAGGTTTAGCTATGAAAAATATGACGAATCAAACTATATTGAGAAACTATTAGCTTTGAAAAACTCAATGATGAAGTTATGTACGAATGATTTTTCTTATAGCGATACCCCACAACGATTATGCTAATCCACACTGCCTGCCATAGAAAGCAAACAGCGTGGAAGCTGCCAAATTCATTACAGAATGATGTCTCGTATCCATCCGCATGCAGCACCAGCCCTGGTGCCTACGCAGGTGTTCGTTCTGATTGAAGAAATCAATCTTTTTTGTAGAAGTTCGTTTCATACCCGTCCGCTCGGAGCAGCAGTCCTTTAGCCCAAGGCGGCGTTCTACCCATTTGCTCACATACCGCTTCAAGCGACATGCGCGGATCGGCTTCGATGATCAGTTCATCGTGTACATGCGCTACGATGGCACAGCCGCGGAGTGTCTTCATGGCGAAGCACAGAATGTCGCGGCTGATCGCCTGAACGATGTTCTCGACGAATTTCGGGCCGTAGCTCTCAAGCCGCTCCCATTTCTTCGTGCCGCCGACGCCAAGATAGGTGATTGCCGGAGAGCCAAATTGGTTCTCACCGATGTGCGGCTTCACATAGGAGAGCTTCCTTCCGGAAGGCAATGTGATAAACAACATGCCGCTTTTATACTGGAATCGGATGCCGTGTGTTTCAGTTGCGCTCTTTCGGCTAACAGCTGCCATTACTGCTTCATCTACATCCCACCAAAGCTGCACGATGTTCGGGTTGGATTCGCGCCACACTTTGACGAGCGGTAATAACTCTGTTTCTGACAGCCCCATTTCTAAAGCGCCCATTGCCTTCAGCGCTCCAACGGAGCCGCCGTAGCCGAGCGCCAATTCTGCGATCTTGCCTTTTTGACGCAGATGCCCGTTCTGGCCATGCTTGACAACCGGCACATGGAACATCTGACTGGCTGATGCGCAATAGATATCGCCGCCGTTCTTGAATACCTCCATGCGCCATTGCTCCCCGGCCAGCCAGGCAATGACGCGAGCTTCGATGGCGCTGAAGTCCGATACGGTGAATTTGCAGCCATCGCGCGGGATAAACGCTGTTCGGATCAGTTCGGACAACACATCCGGTACAGACGGATAAACCTGCCGTACATCCTCGTATGATCCGGAGCGGACAAGCTCGCGCGCATCATCCAAGTCCGGGAGATGGTTCTGAGGCAGGTTTTGCAACTGGATTAGTCGACCGCTGAACCTGCCGGTGCGATTCGCGCCATAGAACTGGAACATGCCGCGCGCGCGTCCGTCCGCACATACGGCAGCTTCCATTGCCTGATACTTTTTCACGGAGGATTTCGCCAGCTGCTGCCGCAGAAGTAGCACATCACCCAATGGTCGCGGCGCGTCCTTCAGAAGGGCGGCTACAGCCTTTTTGCCGAGCGTTTCCGTTTCCACGCCGTTGTCGGACAGCCAGCGCTTCATCTGTTGGACGGAGTTCGGGTTATCCAGCGCTGTCAGTTTCTGCATCAGGCTTGTCAATTCTTCGCGGGATCGTTCATCCATACGGATTGCGTTCTCAACCAGCGGCATATCGAGTGCAATGCCACGATCGTTGATCTCCTGATCGAGATGATACTCATCCCACACAAATGCAGGAACGGGATAATGTGACAGACGCTCTTGAATGGACATCTCGGTTTCGACGTCGCGCTGGTTGTAGGCTTTGAACGTCGCCCATCTGTCCGGTGAGTGTGTGGGGAGATTGCGAGTGCGCTGGCCGTTGATTTTCGTCGATGTGCAGGGCGTACAGAAATACTTGATCAGATCGCGCCCCTCGGCGAGTTTCTGCTTTTCGAGTCCCAAGACTGCGCCTGCGCCCATTAATGAGAGCGGAAGACCCAGATATGCCGACCAGATCATCGTACAGCGCCATGATGCGGGATGCAGATAGTCTCCGGTTGGCAGGCCTAAGTACCGGGATAGGCACACGCGTTCGAAGTTCGCGTTGAATGCCCACTTGGTCACCGTTTCATCTGAAAGCGCGTTAAAGACATCGGGTGGCAGCGTCTCACCCTGCGCGATGTCTATCACATGAACCGGACCATTATCCGCCGAGTACCCAAACAGCAAGATCTCGAAGTCCGGTGCTTCAACATAGCGATATACGCCGGTCTTGTTCAGATCGGCGCTGCTGAAGGTTTCTATATCGATGGAGAGGTTTTTCATCAATTTTCACGTCCTTCCCTCATGAAAAGGGCGGCGGATTGCTCCACCGCCCTCTGGTCACCTGAAGTTGACTCAGGTCAGGACAGAAAATCCTCGCAGTCGTCCTCTTCATCCATGGCGAAGTCATCCGCCGTGCAGACGCTGCCTCCGAGCGGCTTGCCATCGGCTACCTTCTGGATGCCCAGCAGCGAGCAGGCAATGCCGCGGTTGCCGTTGCGGTTGTAGGCATAGAACGTGACGGACGCGCGACCGAAGATGCCGGAGTAGATTTCTGATCGGTCAATGACCGGGTTGCAGTCAGCATCGAACAGCTTGGGCTGATCGGCGTTCTTGGCGTTGATGTAATAGGCGTTCGCATAGGCGGGGTCGTTGGGGCGCTTCTTGTCGCCATCATTGAGCGGGGTGTTGATGTCGGCCAGCGCGGGAAGCGCTTTGCTGGTGCCACGCAGCTTGTACAGGCCGTTCTGGTAGGCCGCCTCGATAGCGCTCTGAATCTGCGCGAGGGTACGCTTGTCATCCTTCGGGATAATGAGGCTTGCGGAGTAGACGGGCTTACTACCATCAAAGCCTTTGGGCTCAAAGAGGTTCGCATAAGAAATGCGGGTCTGTTTTCCAGTGATAACCTTAGTGGAAGCGTTTAAGACACACTGGTTACTCATTACATGCAACAAGCATTAAGCCAACCCCATAATCGTTCTTAGGTGAATTCCAATCATACTAGTAAAGCATTCTTGTCATCCAGATAGAATTCGCCAAGGTGAAACACATATTCAATTGTGCCCAGTTTTTCTCGTCGACCTTTGCAATGGGTTTATTAGAAGCCGGAAAAAACAAAACGTCAAATATTAGCCAAAAAGGGGTGCAAATTTGACGATTCCTTATCTTTCAACGATTCCTCCTTGCACGAGCCAAAAAACGTAGCGAGTTCGAGTCCAGTCATCTCCGTAAATTGCCCCC